AAAACTCGGGAGGACAATTTTGAATGTCCCGGCGGGAGAGGCATTGCCGTATTTCTGCGTCCAGCCGAGCACTTGGACTTCGTTTTCAATCGGATAGCCCGCCTGAGTTTCGGTCAGGCTGATGGTCGGTAGGGTCGATACGCCCGCGGCGCTGCCGGTCAATATCGCTTGCGACGCATTTCCAAGGCTGCCCACAAATTCCGCGGTGTAGACGATAGGAGACGGCGATGCGCCGTAGTCGATAAAACTCGTCGCTGGTGCCGCCACGGTGCCCAGTAAAACATTCTCCCCACTTGAAGTTGAGCCGCGGTATACGCGGTATCCGTTTGCGCCTGTGGCCGATGACCAACCGAGCGATACCCGTCCCGTTGAGCCATTCACGAAGGCCGAGAATTCGTTTCCCGGCAGTGTCTCGCCCTGAGTGTCAACGGCGGTGACCTGGTAGAAATACTTGCCCGTCGACAATGAACCGCCGCCGAGTGCTCCAACGGCAGAAGTAATCTTGGGTGCCGCGGTAGTGCTCAGCGCCGTGGAAATCACCGGCGGGATGGCCGGAAATGCCTGTTCCTGAACCATGCCCGAAAAGGCTGTGAAATTAGCCCCACTGACCTGGACATTGCCCGGCCCCACTCCCGCCAACCCCTCCAATTCGCCTTGTAAGACACCGTTGGTTGTGGGCGGCTGTGGGTTGGCGCCGATCGTGGCGTCGGTCACGTTGTCCGCGAATGCCGTTGTCGTGTTGTCGTTGATTGTCGTGACCAGAAAATATGGGCCGGTAATCGCTCCGCCCGCCTTCGTCCGATAGAGCCGTTTTTTGGTGACAACGCTGGGTCCGTTGGTAAGCGTGACGCTGATCTGTTGCGCGCTGGGCGAGACGATCGCTGATGGCGCGGACGGTTCAGTTTCCCCGGTGGCTGTCAAAAACGTCTGCACGTAGTAATAGGCGCCAGTCAAACTTCCGGCGCCACCCGTAGCGACCGTGGGCGCAACGGGGGGAACGGGAATCGCATTGGTCGTGTGGCCGCCCCAGGAAAGCGTGAATGTCGAACCCGCTTCGGCGTTGGGCTGGATCGTGACCTGCTGAAGCTCGTTCGCCCCGGCTCGGGCCTGTTGCGTCCGCGTGACGGATATGGCCGGCGTCAGTTCGGTGATGGCAATTTTGTCGGTGGGCGGAAAAAACGGCGAGTTGATCAGATTGAACGCCAGTTGCGGTGGAATCGTGCCGGTCACCTGGCTGGTGAGATAAAACGGCACCCCTTTGTTGCCGACCAAAAGCAACGTATTGCCGTCGCTGGGGGCCGGGGCGTTGGCCAAAATTCCCCGCTGAATCTCGCTGACAATGACCTGCGGGGTAATGCCGGCTGGCACGGTAATTGGATACACGAAACTCTGCGCGCCAGCGCCGATCAATGCCTGGTCTTTCGCCCCGAGAGAGTTGGTGAACTGCACCAACCAGGGGGAGTCAGTCGTGCCGCTACCCATAACCACCGCATTGCCAGGAGCAATCGACTCGAGCGACTGCAAGACGGCTTGCAATTGTGTCGCGGTTGCATTGTAGGGGATGCCGGTCAGATTGGACGTGGGCTGCGCGGCGCCGAGCGAACCATCCGCGATATTGTCGGTGAATGTGGTGGCTGAATTGTCCCAAATCGTCCAGAGCAGCTTTTCCGTGCCAGATGCGCCGCCGGCTGCTGTGCGATAAATGCGGCGAGCGATCGTTCCAATGGGTCCGGTGCGAATGGACGTCAGGCTGACCGAATGGCTGGCGACGGTGATGGAGGTTTCTGGGCTGGGCTTTGTTTCGCCAATTTGCCCCAGGGCGTTAAAGTACAGGAACGTGACCGTGTATTTATACGCGCCGTTGGGGTTTCCCGCATTTCCGCTGTCGGTTGCGATTAAGCCAGCAGTCGGATCTGCGAGAAACGGCGTTGAGCTGCCCTTCCAGGCAACCTGAAAGCTGCCACCTGTCGGCGCGCCAGTGATATAGACCGCCTGAATCTCGTTCGTGCCGGAACCTTGCGGCGCATCCGCCGGGCTGCTCGTGGTCGGAACGCTGGCGGAGATTTCTTGAAACTCTGGCTCTTGGCTGCTTTGCCAGAGGTTCAGCATTCCCTGTACGGCGTCGGACGGCGTGCCAGTGCTGATGTAGGTCAACGATTTTCCGTTGAGCATCAGCGTCCAGGATGGCGCGGTGGCGGTGACGGGCGGAGAATAGCCCCAAACCCGAGACTTGGAGGCGCTGTTGCCCACGAAACGTTTTGTCTTGGAAGCCATCGCAGAACGTACCTAAATCAGAGGTTGGCAGGCCACGGCGTCGGCGTGCCGTCGATATTGACGGGCGAGATAAACGTGTACTGCCACCAGGTTGTCCAGAGCTTGTAGGCCCGGTCCTTGCCGCGTCCGATGGCACGCGCCCCGCGCTTGCCGCGTCGAGTCGCTCCGGGGGCATGGTTTTGCAGGGCGGGATAAATCGGCGGTTGATAGCGCTGCGACCAATATCCCAAGTAGCCGGTGGCCGATCCCTTTTGGGTCATGGTGACCGGCGTTAGCTGGTGCAGTGTTTGAATGATAGGCGGCCCGCGCAACGGCTTCAGTACGCCGATCTCGGGGCCTCCGTCGCCGTCGAAATCAAGCGATTCCTCGAACGACCATAAGGTGCCTGCGATTCCGTTAAACGGCACCTCGGCTTCGAGCGTTACCGAGAATTCCAGTTGCGTGACATAGCTCGCGCCGTCCCCGTTTGGGAATTCCGGCGGCTTGATGACGCGCACCCCGCCAAGGGTCTTCGCGCTGAAAATCGAGTTGGGAGATGGTGCGCCGTTGTCTTGCACCAGGATCAAGTCGCCGCCTGAGATATAGGCTTTTTTGAGGGCGATGATTTGCGCAGCGATATCCGCCTGTGCGCTGGCCGTGACCGATTGCCTTGACAGCAGTTTTCCGCTCAGGTCAAAGCGGTATCGTTGCGAAATCGGGAACTCGGCATCGTTCAATATCGGGTCGAGATGCAGGTCGTATTTGACCGTGCCGGGCGGGTGCTGGATGCTTCCGCCCAGGCTGTTGTATTGGACGAACATCAGCAACAGCCCAAAGACGAGCGTAGACAGTAAGCGCATGGCATCGCAAGGGCGAACACCGCAGGTCGCCGGCCTTGGTTCCTAAAAGAGCGAGCCTAGGCGTGGGGGGGCTTGGAGGTGGGGCGTGAAGTCGCCCGGCTAGAGAAGGCTGCCTATGCCGCTACAATAAAAAAGCCGCCAGTGTGAACTGGCGGCCGTTTCGAGCCGCGAGGCCCATGCGCGAGTGGTATCCGCATGGTATGCCTCCCGGACAAGCCTGTCAACTTGGAGGATGCCATGCTGGAATTCAATGAAAACGAGTTTCATTTTGTCGGGCCAGTTTGGTTCGTGGCGCCATCGCCTCTTCCGGCGGATGAAATGCACCTGTGCCGCGTGACCCGGAGAATCGGCGATCCGGGTTGCATGGCAGTATTCAGCGACGACGACATCGCCAGGAATTTTGCCAAGTGGCAGCAAGAAGAACATCCGACAGCAGCCAACCTGGAGCCGTTTTGTCGATCTACCAAAGACGAATTCATTAGATTTATTTTCTTGCTTTCGGGAGCGGGGATAACGCATGTCGGAATCGACCCAGAAAAAGGGCGAAGATTCAGAAGGGTGCCAATTTCAGACTTCGCCCAAAGCGCACTTGGCGGAGATGGAGGTTTGGTTTTCGATCCCTGAGTCTCACGTCGACTTCAGCGTGATGGGACCGGAGCATGTCGTGGACGTAATCGCAGGGGACGGTACTGCTGTTCGCGTCGTCGAGCCTTTCGAACAGCCGCGGGTTGAGTTCACCGAAAACGGCTTCTCGGCTCCGTGTGGGTTGATGGAGCACCTCGGGGGCGATGGCGACATTGTTTGCGGAGAGCCTGGCAGCGAGATCGTCCTCGGGTAAAGCATCGTGAGCCAACGAGTAATAAATCGACGAACCGCTCTTGCGGGAATTGCCGGTCTCGTATCGCTCAGAAAATGCCCATGCTCCAATCCGCCCCTGAAAGAACTGGGGACGTGGTTTTCGATTCCCCGTAGCGCCATTGAAGAATGCGTCTGCGTTGTGGAGCAGGTATCGCCAAGCGACTCATTCGCCGCTGACGTGCATTTCCAGATCGCGTACGCGGGCTGCGAGCGAAAGTATCGCGCGGCCAAGGTGCTCGTCCTGAACGTCACTGATGACGACGTAGCCGTGCCCTTGGTCTCGCTCTTGGCGGCCAACGGAATTATCAACCACTTCGCGAACACGATCGAGCGCGCCGTCGTCGTTCGGTAATTGACAGCCAGCAGGTGATCGCTTTTCATCAACCGCAAAGAGGCTGGCTGCACTCGCAAACAGAGAACCAAGAAAACCGCGACGGAACATAGGGCTATCCTGAGAATGAAGTAGCGTGACAGGCCGATTCTGGGCCGGCCCGGGCTTGCTCTCCTAAACATCCTCCTAAACATCCGTACCGCTTGCTGGTGGTTCGCAAGGCTGCTTATCGTGGAACCGTGCCCACCGTCAGCCTGTCCATGATCGTTCGCAATGAGGCGGCCAATCTGCCGGCCTGCCTGGCCTCGTGTGCGGACCTCTTCGACGAGCTAGTAATCGTCGATACGGGCTCGACAGACGAAACGAAGGCGATTGCGCTACAGGCACTCGACAAGCACGGCAATCCGGCTAGTGTCTTCGATTTCGCCTGGTGCGACGATTTTTCCGCCGCCCGCAACGAATCCCTGCGGCACGCCACCGGTGATTGGATCTTCTGGATGGATGCGGATGACAGGCTGGATGACGAGAACAAAGGCCGGCTACGATCGCTTTTAGCGGGCCTTGGTGATCCCTGCGGCTATGAGGCAATCGGCGTCTCACGCCACCCCGGTGGCGAGGTCGTCTCGTCCAGCAAGCTTCGACTGTTCCACCGATCATTAGGGATGAAGTGGCGATGGCGGGTTCACGAGAACCTGTTCCCTCTTGATGCAATCGAAATCAAACCATCTGGCGTGTCGATTATCCATGTCGGGAGCCTCGATACAAAGGCGGTGGCAGCTAAAAGCTCCAGAAACTTGCGAATCCTGTGGCGCGAAGTTCAGGACCGTCCCGAAGAGCCGGCGCTTCGGTATTACATCGGATCTGAGTTGACTTATCAGGGCGATTACGCGACGGCCCTGGCATCCCTTCATGCGTGCCGCGCAATGTTAGACGCACAAGGCTATCGACCGGTTTATTATTGGTTTTTGCTCTTGGACCTCGGCCAGTGCTACGGTGCAACCTGCCAATGGGAGAAACTTGCCGAGATCGAAGCAACGCAAGACGGCGGTAGGATTGCGACCGAACTGCGGCGACGGTTTCCGCCAGCATTGAGGCGCGGAGCCATGGAAACCATATCGGTATTGGTGTAAATCAAGCGGGCTTTATTTCGACATGTGGAAGGTGACCTGTGAACCTGGAAAGCCGCCTAGAACGCCGTAGCCGCCTTATCGCGGCGCTGCTGGCGGTGGCGTTGGCGGCCACAGGCGGGTGCGGACAGGGCTACAACGAAGCACTTCAGGCGTATAACAATGAAGCACAAATTCTTGATCGCCTAAACAGCGAATACGAACCAAAGCTTGCCGCGTTTGACCGCGAACTGGAGAAGCTGAAGACCGATCTAGAGGAAGCCCAAAACAATTGGAACATTTGGAAAGATGTCGGGTGGAAAGAGGCTGCCGATATTATTTATAGAACACACGAGATTGATTATCGGAAGGCATCAACCGACGAAGATCGTGAGCGCGTAAAGCAAGAAGCACAAAAAGAGGTCGACGAATCTATCGAACAAACCAACGAGGTTCACGAAAACCTGATGGTCGCTACGGCGAGAGCGATTGAAAGAGTCGCAAAAGACAGAAAAGCACTCGTCACGGAATATGAGCCAAAGATTCGAGAGCAACAAGGACGGGTTGATGATGCGATGGCCTTGAAGGAGCGACTTCGGAAATAGTCACTGAGACTGATTTTTCCCTTGCTGGTGAATATTTTTCGACGCGGCATCGACCGCCGCGTGAATCGCGGCGATAACCTTCTGATCGTGTTCTCGGAATCGTTGATCAATCGAAGCCTCGAACTCATGTAGCTGCTCAGCGAGCTGCATATCGTCACGAATATCGACCGTGACTCGGTACTCGCCGCCGACGATTACCTCGTTCGTCACGCCCTGAATCGCCCTTGACCTCTCGCCAAGCTGTGCAGAGACGATTTCAGCATTGCGCGTCGCCGATTGCACGGAGTGCTCTTCAAGTTTAAATTCGAGTCCGCTATTCTCGCCCATTGCTCGCCCGCGGGCACGAAGCGCCTGTCTAGCAAGGTCCTGACTTTGTTCGTCGCCATTCTGTAGAGCGTAGACATCTTCAAGTGGTGTCTTGGACAAATCCTTGGACGCCAAGGCGCGCCGCTTGGCCTGCGCGATGTTGGCCACCTGAAGAGGATTCATTGCGCCGATGCGCTCTTCCGTGCTCTGCAATCGTCTGGTCGCTTGGCTGAGGCGATCCTTCGCCACGTCAGCATTCTGCTTGGAGTATTCCAGGAGCTTCGCGGCGTCCTGAATGTCTCGCTGGCGCATCCGCTGGTGAAGCTCGTCGCTTTCTCTCGTCAACCGCGCGCGCTCTTGGTTCAGGCGATTCAACTGCTCGGCGGTTTGCCGTTCCGACTCTTGGTTCGGATTGTCGGCATTGCGATTTTGCGCGGCTGCTGTAACAACCCTCTCTCGGTCAGCCGCCAGACTTTGCAATTGCTGCTTGATGCGATTCTGACCCACCAGGAATTCGTGCGAGGCATCACGGCGAGCCTGCAAAAAACGCATCCGCTCGCCTTGGTCTCGGATGTTCGTCGCGCCAGAAAAAATGCCGCCGGTCGCAAATGCGCCAGTTAATTCGCCGATGCCTGTTTGACCTTCGCTCCGAACAAGAGACTTGCCTGGCCGCCCATATCGATCCCTGGTGCCCAGAAAATATGGCGTCAGATTGGCGTGTAAATAGGTTGCGCTTAGCTTGCGGTCGATCTCCGCTTGAGCATTCTCGCGTTCTCGCTGCATCGCCGAGATCTGAAAGTCACCCGCTAATCCGAGGTTGCCGATCTGCCGAAACGTCGCACGCTGTTGCTGACGCTGGCCAGACATGATTTGCAGGCGTTCGGCGTTCCGTGCCGTTGCCGCAGCGGCGTCAAATACGCCGAATCCAGTGCCGAACGCCGACAGTCCCGCACCGCGAGGATTATTCGGATCTTCCATCTGGGTGAGCCGGCGTCGCTCGATCGCCTTGCGCTCGTGCTCTTCCATACCCAGCGTTTCCAGCATGTTGACCAGTGAGTGCAGTCCCTGGGATGTGCCCACCAGTCCGTGACCGACCGAGCGCCCAAGGGCTTTGGTGAATCGCCCGCCAATGAGTGCCTGGTCTGCTGCCAGGGTCAGTGCCGCCACAATGCCACCCACGATGACGCCAGCGGGTGCCGAGAATGCCGCCGTGATACCGCCGGGCACAGCGCCCAGATTGGCCGCGCCACCAGCGGCTGGTCCGAGCCCCATTAACGCCCGCCCGACGCCTCCCATACCGCCGGTTTTATGTACCGCATGCAGATTTCTGAGTAGACCGCCGAAGTCGCCGGCCGACCTGACGCCTCCGGTCACTACATTGGCGATGCCGCGAATCTTCAAGAGGCTGTCAGTGAGGCTGCCGAGATCCCGCTTGCCGATCAATCCCAAATATGCGGCGCCTTCCCCGAGACGCGTGATGGCATCGACACTGCCGCCGATGGATTCGGTGAGCCGGTGGTATCCTTCACGCTGCCGTGCAAGGGCAATCTCTTGTTCGCGCGCTGCCTGTCGCTCGGCACGTTCGGCGCGCTGCTGGTCTTGCCGCTGGGCTTGTGGACCGCCGCGGACGAGGCTGGCGAGCTGCCGATTGCCGAGCTGAATTCGTTTTGCTAGGTCGCGTTCTTCTTCTCGCTGGTCATGTTGTTGCGCTTGCGCGCCCGACCGGAGAAGCCCCTGAAGCTGCCGATTGCCGGCACTAATGCGCCGCTGTAAATCTCGCTCTTCCTCGCGCTCTTGTCTCTCGCGCTGGGCCTTACTCTGCTTACCTACCTGCTGAAAGTCTTTCCAATAGTCAGCTTCCGCCTTTTGCTCTTTCTTGAACTGCTGCTCGCGAGCCTTTGATACGCGCTCGGCATTTTTAACCTCTTCGTCGGCGGCCTTCTTGTCCGCCTGAGCTCTCTGGATGGCAATGTTGTTCAATCCGCGCGACCAGGCGGTCTGATTGTCAAGGTTCTTTTTTCCGGCTGCCGACAGTTGCGCCCAGCCGTCCAATTGCGCCTTGACCGCTTTTTGATGGGCCAACGCGCCGTTGGTCAGGTGCTTGCCAATGGCAGCAGTCCCATTTTGCGCGGCCTTCACCGCCTCCTGCATGCCGTGCGACATGCCATTCCCGCCGCCGAACCGGTTGCCGCCGCCAGCGCCATTGCCACCAGCGCCGGAAAACACCCCTCCCATCCGTTGTTGGAGCCGATCAATCTCGCGGTGGACGGGCGCGAACGCCTTCAGGTAATCGGGCGCGACCTCGGGCTTTAGAATGAACCGCACGCCGCGGGTAGCTTCGCCTGTGGCCATGATCACTATCTCCGCTTGCGGTTACGCCTTAAGAGGGCGAACGATCGAATCAATCAGGGTGAGGTTTTGCACGAGCGTCCGGTCGGCGAGCATCTCTTCGGTCAGCCGGCGGCCGCAGGTGGCGCGCACTTCGCGGTAGAATTCCAGGGCCCGCCGATTCTTGTCCGACAAGACAAACTCGTGCTCGTGTGCGGGGCTGATCTTGGGGCAGCGATCGCAGGGTGGCGGCACGACCCGCGGCTGGTCCATGCGACCCCCGCCGCACTTTTTCACGCGGCCCGTGCCCGAATGGTCCTGCCAGTCGTAATCGACCATGAACTTCTGGCAGGTGTCGCAATCAAACTTGGCCAGCACGGGAAAACGCAGCAAGAGCGTAATCCCGCCGGCTAGTTTTTTGCGTCAGCCGCCGCGGTCTCGTCGCCAGGGTGCTGGCCAGCGGACATGGCCTCGAGCTCGCGCACCAGGTCGCTGACCTCTTCCTTGCCGGCCGACTCTTGCAAGTCGCTGGGCTCCCGGCCCGAGACGATGTTGTAGAGCCGGTCCCACAGTTCGGACGGAACCTCCGTGCGCAGGTTTTCCTCGGTAAGCGGCATGTCTTTGCCGCGCAACGCTTCGTTGGGGTGATTGGCATCGTATTTCAGATCCCAATCGTCCATGTGCTTGAGCACGAGATTGCGCAACAGCGTGTTGAAGGCCCGCGATGTCTTGGCCCGAGTGCTTCCTGACCGAAACACCTCGTCGCGGTCATCGTACAAGATGCGGCGGTAACTGAACTTAACGTCGGGGTGCAGGTCGCCGTTGCCCTTGATGAAGCCCTGCCGGGTGTAGCCGTCGGAAATGCTGGTTGCCATGATCGAATTATCTGGTGACTGATTGCGGTGATTGATTACATCGTGACGACGACTTCGCGCGTGGCGCCGAGCATCCGCGCCATGAACGTCATCTTGAGCGGGATTTCCACTTTGCCGCTCGTACTGGGTGTGGGGACCGGCGCCTGGAGCGCCGCGAAGGTGAATGTCAGCGTCTTCGTGCCGTTGGTGTAAACCACCGTGCCGCCGACGCCTGGCTGAAGGGCCTGCAAATACAGATCGGTCTCGTCGCTGGTAAACGGCGTGGTCACGGTGACTGAAACCGTGCGGTCCTGCTCGGGCAGCGCCGTGCGCGTCAGGCTGTTGAGATAGCGCTCCAGGTCAAGGTGGTTATCGAACAGGATCTCGACATCCTTGACGTTTCGGGCGACGCCGTTGAACGTGAACAGGGCCGATTCATGCTGAAACGGCGCTTCCAGGGGGATCGCCGCGGCAGCAGCTGGAATTGCCGGGAAGGTGCCGGCCGCCCCGACGGTTTCCGTGAGGCCGGCGAACTCGAAGCCCAGCCGCAGGTTCTGGCCTTCGCTCGAGCGGAACGTCGCCTTGTTGACTTTTACACCCGCGTAGGTGAATACTTTGGCGATGCGGTCAAACGTGTGGAAGTAAGCTGGGACCGTTTCTCCCAGCGGATACGTCACCGGCGCGGAACCCGTCGGAGTGCCGCCCAGAATGGCCTGCAACCCCCAGGCGGAGAGTAAACTTGGCACCGGCTCGACTTCCACCGGCCCATCGACCGGGATCTTATTGAGCACCACGTTTTCGCTGGGGCGCGAGCGCGTGCCGCGGATGCCGCCGGTTTCGGTGTGCTCAGGCTTTGCGCCGAACGCCTCCGAGATGAACTCGTAGGTCTTCGTGATCGGATTGGCCGAATCGACGCCCCATTTGACCTGCGAGCCTTGCGAGGGTGCGGCATAGACGGGCATGGGAGACTCCGGCAGACAACAGGACGTTTCGCCCTAGTTGTGCTCGCCGGATGGCTTGGAGCGGTTAAGGATCCGCCTACACCGTGCCGCCCATGCGCCTGAGGATGAACGATAACTTCAGCCAGCCGAAGTCGAGCTTCTTTTTCGCCAGCTTTTCGTAGTCGAAAATCGTGCCCGGCTTCACTCGGCAGTCGTGGAACGAATAGCTATTTCCGTTGGCGGTCACGGTCAGATAGCCGCCATAGCCAGGCGTCGTGCCAAACCCGCGCAGGTGGTTGAATTTTGCGATGACGACTTCGCGCCAGCGCAGGAACGGATCGTCGTTGGCTTCTTCAGGAACATTGGCCGATTCGTTTTCGTTCAGAAACACGACGCTGATGGGATAGCCAATGTCGTCCCGCACATTGCTTCCCTCGGTGGGTACGATCTCTTCCACGTCGAAGTAGCAGATGACGATGGCCGGCAGGGCATACTCATCGGTCGACGGCAACGGATTGACGGCCGAGACATCGCCCAGGTAAGGCACCTTGCGGACGTGAACGCTTGCCGGCGATATGCCGACGATCGACGTCCCCAGCATGCCTTGGATCGTCGCTTGCACCGCCGCGGCCAGAGCTTTGTGGACCGACAGATAAGCGGCGCCACCCGTTACCTGAAACAGCGGCTCATTGCTGGGCAGTGAGGGCAGGCCGGCCAAAACTGACTCGCAGCGTGCGACATAGAATCCGTCACTAAGTGCCAGGGCGACCGCACCATCGCCCGTGCGAGTGGAGGATGCTGTCCAAATGAGGCTACTGCCTGGACCTGCCCAGGGCGCCGTATAGACCGTGTTCGTTGCACCCGTAGCTGATCCACTGACGACTGCCGAGGCACCGGTGCCGTCGCCGTTATCGACGGGCTGGGAGAGGACTGGCGTTGCCGGCGAGACCTCATTCGGCCCGAGGCTGCGCAATAGGTTTGCGACAAAACTCATGCGTGTGCCGCCCCCACAATGACTGAGTTGGAGTTGAGCGGGTTGCCGGACGTGTCATAGAGCGGCTGCCGAAGCAGCTCCGTGCCCGTTCCAATGCCTCCGGTGCCTCGCTTAATCTTCACCCGCGCCCAGTGAGTCGGGTCGGTAGTCGTGTCGATGTATTCGTCCGCTACAGCCAGTGCCTCAAGTGACGAATTCGCAATGGACGCAGTTTGAAACGTCGCCGCCGTGAGCGTCAGGCCGTTGAGCGGGTCAACGCAGATCGGATTGCCGTTGGCGTCGAGCGCCGCAAGCAGATAGTTTCCCGCCGGCACGTCCGCGAACGTCGCTTGGTAGATTCCTTTGCGGTTCGTGGACTCGACCACAGCCGAGGCCGTAGCGGCAGCGATATCGCTCCCTGGCGGATACAACTTGGCAGTTGCACCAGCATCCAGCCCGGTCGAGCCGGGGAACTCTACTGTTTGCGTGACGGGCATGGACTAGCCTATTAGAGTTGTCCGTTGCGATGGCCAAGCGAAGTCAGATATTCGACGATTCCGGCCATCAGCCCAGCCAATGTGATCTGCACGGGATTGCCGCTGGCGTCAGTTGTGGGCACAGCCGTAGTGTCGGATGCTGCTTGTTGGTACAGGTCGGGCACGCCGATCGATACTTGCGAGCCTTGCGGAGCGAGTGTGACTGAACCGTCGGCGTTCGGGTAAGACGGCAAAAAATTCGCTTGGGCCGAATACTTACTGTGCGCAGCGTCGATGGCGTTGATTTGAAGCAAGGTCATCTGCCAGTTAATAAATGTCTGCTGCGGAACGGCCGGTATGACCGCCGGATTCGTGGCGGGGACTGGCGGCAGTGAGATCGACATGCGTTACTCCTGAGTTGGCGGGTTTTTGTCTGAATCTGAGTTGGCAGTTTGTGGCGCATCGGGCGACACTTCCGCCGCCTTAGCTTCCTCTTGCTGCCGCGTGACGATTTCCGCGTTGAGAATCTTGAGGTTGTTCTGCGCGTTTTCGATCTGCACCAGTTGATCGTAGGCGAGTGCCTTTAGTTCGGTGACGTTCAGCTTGGTGATGTCCATGAAATAAATACTCCGTGTTAGTTGTTTGCTTCGATTAACCAATTGCTTACGCCATCCGTTGTCACGGTGACGTACTTGTACTGAGTCGCCAGCGCGTAAGTTGCCGCGCCGTCAATCTTGTCCGTGCCAGCCGCAGTGAGCGTGACAGCGTTCGCGCTGCTGTCGATCTTCTTGAGCGTGTAGCTTCGCCCGGCGGTGAGGCTATTAGACGCCGGAAGCGTGACCGCAAAGGCCGCTGTTGTGGCGTCCGCCGCAATGAGGTTGTCTGCGGCGGTGAGTGTGTACGCGGCTGTTTTTTTTGCAAATGGTGGAATAAATGCAATGGCGTGAGACTGGCCGACGGCATCAATGGATGCCATAACGGCCGTGCCGGTGCTGTTTTGATATTGAAAAGCGTCGGCGGTCTGAGTTACAAAAGCCCGCAGGACAAGCAGCGAACGAGTTGGATTATTAGTGGAAATCGTCAGAGTCGGATTTCCAGGAGCCGGAGTTATCGTTCCAAGTGTATTATTAGCACCGACGGCTGTAATCCCACCTAGGGTCGCATTGAATCCTGCGGCATCCAGGGTCGCGTCAGTTTTTAGGTGCGTGCCGTTCTGGTAGAGATTCGCCCCGAGAGGAAACACGATCTTCTGAGTCGAGTCGATCGAGAACGCCGTCACTAACGCATTTTGCGTCGTGCCCGTCAACCCGGCGGGTGCGGTCTGAAATACGATGCTTCCACCAACGCCGGTGCCAGTGCCCTGACTCCCGGAGATTGTCAGATTCGCGCCGGCGGTGTTAGTGGTGCCGGCAACGACATTTTGGACGGAGAGCGTTTGGGCGACGGGCGCGGCTGCGTCGGTAGCGCCGAGTTGCAGATTCGCGGCGCCTTTGCGGGTTAGCTGAACGTCTGGCGTACCGCCAGCGTCCGTTGAGGACGAAGCAAAACCAAGGAAGGACGATCCTTTGATATGCACGCCGTTGGAGTCAACAATTGCATACCGAGAACCAGATGTCACGGCAGCGGTTAAAGATGCCGCAGACAGGTTTCCATTGTTGTCCACCTTAGCCAGTGATGCGCCACCGTTGACGTGGAAGTCGAGAAAATTCCCGGCAAACCCCGATGCTGCATTGACGCCAAAGTACGTCCCGCTCGCGCTCCACGAGGTGGGGGCTGTCACGCCGTTGTTGAGGTAGTGCAGCGGCGTCGATGTCGTGCCAGTTCCAGCGAACGGCGTCCCCGTGAGCGTCAACGCGCCTTGAGATGCCGTGCCGGAATAGCTATTCGTCTGCGGGGCCGTCCAGGTGTTCGCATTGGCGGTATTCAGCGCCAGTTTGCCGCCAGACAACAGCAGCGACGCATCAATCGACAACGCCTCTAGCGGGCCGATGCCGGCCGTCGAGCGCCCGGCGAGTTTGCCCGTGGGGACGTTGACGACTGACTTGTAGTTGGTTTCGAGAGTGGGCATTGTTACGAAGCTGAACGGATAAAGAACTCGGGCGAGGCCAGCATGGTTTCCGCGGTCAAAGCGGGTGGGCGTTGCTATGCCTCTGCGATCTGATCCAGCACTGCATCGGCGATGATTTCCGCCATCTGATCCATCGCGGCATCAGACACATCGAAAAATTCTCGCTGCGGCAAATTCCGCTCGGCGAACCCGTAGTTTTGCGCGGCGGCGTAGGGAATGACCGCCGGGTCGATCCCGATCTCAGCCCCGCGCGGAAACACTTCCTGCTCGTGGCCGCGACCAAATGGAGAGCTTGCGGCCAAAAACTCGTCACCAGACTTGATTTCCAGCGGATGGCCTTCGCCACGCTTCAGTCCCTTGCCGTTTCGCTTGCGCGCCGGCCAGGGACCAGAGTGCGGACCAGCCGCCGCCGCGAAGTTGCGGCCAAATTCTTTGTCCGCGATCTGCGCGCATTCGATCAGGGCTTCGGTCAGATCACCGAAGGCGATGGCGTGACCGATTTCGGCGATAGCATATTCAAACCGCTCGGCCTCGATGTCCGGCGCGGTAGCCGCACGCAGCATCATCGCACGGCCCTATTTGGTTGGTGTGGTGGAGGGCGGCTTATCGGCAGCCGGTGGTGACGGGGGAGTCTCCGGCGCAGACGGCGGTACGCTCTTTCTCTCCGTACCGTGCGTGCCGTAGCTCTTGCGAATCGCAATCCACGATTCTGGCTCGACCGGCGCGGGGGAACCAGGATCGGCCTTGACCGCCACAAACGGATGATGCGAACGGTCGATGCCGTATAGTCGCTTGTATTCCGCGATCGCGTCGTCTTGGTCTTGCGCGGGAATGCGGATCGTGGGCCAATGCTCCAGCGACACGTCAAAGAGGCCGGCAGAGTCCGAAGTCCCGGTGGTGGTTGTGTTAGCCATTACTATCGTCCTCCGACCTGCTCGACGCAGTGAATGTTTACTGTGGGGCGAAGCCCGGTGGAACTGGTCACGCCGTCCGGTTTCTTCGTCTCCAGAATGTTCCAGGTGTTTGCGTCTTGATCCGTGAAAGTGTCACCCTGCTTTGGCTTGTAAGACCCCGGGTTCAGGCCGTTGCCCGCGATGGTGATCGTCCAGAGTTCGAACCACTGGCGAAAGCCGGCGATGCCATCGCCCAACTGACCGTCCCAATCAATGTCGCTTTCCTGGTCTTCGATCAGCCGATAGGCGACGTTGGTGAAGGGTCCTATCGAATTCGGCACGTGCTTGGGCGTAAGCGTGCCGCGAAAGACGTTGGGGCCAGCGTACAAATAACCGTTGGCGTATTGGTCGGTCCAGTTGGGCATGTCTTATCGGGCGCTACCAGACGCTCCGTGTTTCCAGTTCCCACGGCCCGTCAGCCAGGCTAATAGCCTTCAGGAGCATCTCGCGCTCTTCGTAGAGGCTCTTACGATAGGCGACGTGCCCGAAGCCTCCGCCGCCTTGCGCATCAGGCAACGAGCCTGGCACGCCGTTGGCGTTGGCCCCGCCTATGATTCCGGACAGTTCCGCGTCGATGTTGGCGAGGCGCTGTTTGAGTTGCGCGACGTTGCCAGCCATGAGATGCTCCTACGGGGCCGCCACGGCAACGATCGCGGTAACGGTGGGGTTTGTGCCGCCGGCCAGGCCGGCCAAGGCGACCCTGTAGAAGCTTACGGGTTTGTCGATGGCGAACTTGATTGCGCCGCTGGCGTCCGTGCCGATCGTGAACTGTGCCAGCCCGGTGCCGCTGGTGTCGAAGTTGGTGCCGTCCAGTGAACCTTGAAGCGTCACGGTGCCACCGGTGGGTGCGCCGGTAAGCAGCACCTGCATCGCCAATTTGGCGTGGGCTCCGCTAAGGTTCGTCACCGGGCCGTTGACGTTGGCGGCGACCGCATCCAGGGCGCGATTCGGCAAATACGTCACGCCGGCCTCCTAGTTTGCGAGGGCAGCGTTCTTGGAGTCCGCGGCGGCTTTCTCAATCGCGCCGTGATAATCCAGGTCGGCGGCGGTTGGCACGTAATCGACCGGATTGGCACGCACGTCGATATCGTGCGGAGTCGACCGAATTCCCTGCCCGATCTTATACCGCTCAACAGCCGCTTTGGCGTCTACGGCCAGTACGTTGACGACGTTTGGTGCGCCCTTCATGCTCAGGCCGAACCAGCGCGGCGCGGCGGGCGCGGCGTCCACTTGTACCACGGCGTCGCCGTCCGGAGCGTTGGGCTTGTCAACCGGCTTCTCTGGGTCAACTGGCTTATCCGCGGGCACCTCGGCTGGATCCTGATTGGCGGCGGGTGCTGGCGCAGCCTGGGAAGCGGCCGGAGCCTCTTCCTTCGCCGGGGCCTGATTGACCATCGGTGCCGCTGGAGCTGGCGCGGCGGCTGATGCCGCTGATTTGGTTGCTTCGGGCATGGGTTAATCCTCTGAGCTGAAGCTGGTACGCGATCCGGTTGGCCAGCGTGGGACGAAAACTTAGCTAGGCTGCGGCGGCTTCGGCAACCAACGGCTGGCCGTGCTCGTCCACCTCGTAGCAGATGTACTGGCTCTCGCCAGCAATCGACTTGATGCCAAAAAATTTGTTGTATTTGACCTGCGCCAAGGTCTCGTCATGGGCGCCGACGGTCCGCCACGGGTTTTGCGGCGGCAGAGAGCATTCCGTCGCCGACAAGCCCGGGTTCTTGAGCTTGTTGCGCAGGTTGTCCCACTCGTTAAGGTTGATCGCGTCGAAGATGCAGATGCGGAAGTGTCGGGGGCCGCGCATCAGCTCGGCATGGGCTTTGGCCTGCTCCGCTTCGAAAGCGTCGAGCCGGCGCTGCAGACGCTCGTTGCGCTCGCGCTCGACGTCCGGCATGACGACCGTCGCTGTGACGGGGGCCTGCTGCTTATCCGCCAGCAACTGGTTCACCAATTGCTTGGTTTCAGCCAGCTCCTTTTGCAGCAGCTTGATTTCCGAAGAGGACTCGTTCTTGTCGTTCGACACGGATAAAACTCCCAAAAAATGGTCGATACCACTGCCCCTGGTCGTCGGCCCCTAGCCGCCGATCGTCGCTTAATTCGTGTTGCGGATCACCTTGCGCGGCTCGTAAACAAAGGGCACGCCACGCTCGTTGCCGAACACAGCCAGCACCAGGTCGCTGTCCCGCATCACGTAATCGTTGATGGGGGCCTCGGTCGAGGTGAACGGCCAGTTCTCGGCATAGGCGAAGGCGCCTTGCTGTTCGAAGGCCCACCAGTATTGACGGGCGTTGGAAGCACTCAGGTTGCCGTCGAGCGGGTCGGTGAGGGCCTGCTCGAGGATCGTGCTGGCGAACACTTTGTAGTTCGACAGCGGCGTCCCATAGTAATCCGTCACATTCGGCGCGAAGGTGCGCTGACCCGAGTTGGCGGTCGTGGTCGATCCGCTGGTAAGCGGTTCGATCTGCGTCGCCCGGCGGATATAGTCCACCGTGGGCACCAAGAACGGCGTGCAAAGGATCGCGTCGAGCTTGACGCTGATCCGTTGGCCGGCCTCCTGGTCGGTCATGCGGCTGGCGAGATACCAGGCCTGGTTGATGCTGGTCCAATCGGCCAGGGGGTTGCTCTGGGTGTTCACCCAGTTACCGCTGGTCAGGTACGTGTTGTAAGCCGTACCGCCGTAATTGTACGGATTTTGCGAGATGCCGATGACCATCGCGAACACCCGGCGTTCCTTCCGGAGGGCGATTTCCTTGCCGACGCTTTCGGCCTGCTGGAGGATCGATCCGGTCAGATCGAAGAACGCAGCCTCCTTGGTCACCTCGACGGCCAGACCAAACTTGGTCGCTGCCGGCCAGGTGATATAGCGCTCCAGAAACTGCGCCCGCGGGTGAGGCTGGCCCGGAGCCATAGCCTCGGCCTTATCGCCGATGCGGCCCAGGCCGATGATCTTCCCGCCGTTGGTCTTGGACGGAATCAGCTTGGTGATCTTATCGGCGATGAACTCGGGCGTCGAATAGCCCTCGATCATCTTGGCCTCGATCAAGCCGCCGACCGTGGCGTCCCATGCGCTGATGTCGATGAACTGCGACGGCTGGACGGCGGTGTTGCCGGCTTCCAGCAAGTTTGCGCTGCGGCGCCAGCGATTTCGCTCGTCGAAGATGTGCTCGGCGTTGTCGCCCAGCATGGCCCGCGTGACTTCGGGGATCTGAAATTCTTCCGGCTTCGCCTTGCGCGTTTCGAGCAAGATCGATCGACCATTGTGGTCGCGCGTCAGGCCGATGAGCGAATGGATCTTGTCGCGGAACTTCCGCGCGCCATCCAGCGGGTTCGAGCCTTCGGCTTTGTACGACTCGTAGAGGTTCTTGAGGCTGGTGCCCTGCATCGGAGGTCCACTTTCGCACCCTAGTCGGAGTAAATTGAATCGGAAAAACCAGCGGGTTTGGTGGCCACCGCCCCCGCCAGTTACTAGGGACTCGGCTACTTGTCGAAGACCATGTATTTCAGGCGGAACGTACCGGCACCGCCCCCGTTGGTGACGAGCAACGTAAAGTCGGTGCTGCTGGTGATCGTCAGTCGCGGAGAAACTTCCGTCAGCTGGAAGCTGGTTGCGGCCACCGACGCCGAACCCTTCTTGCCGGTCGTGAAGACCGATTGAGTAGCATCCGCTGAGAACTTGCTGCCCGTGCCAGAAACTCCCACGGTCAGAACCGCGGTCGTGTCGCCAGCGAAGGCGCCGGTGCAGTTGAAGGTCCAGCCGAGAACGATGGCGCCAGCCGGCAACTTGTCGGTCAGGTCGAGAGTTCCCGACGTGCCGCCGCCATCGGTGAAATTGGCCACGGCGACGGATTGAACGATTTCTCCGTGACGAATGAATGAGCCGCGGCCGTTGTGCAGCAAATCGCTTTTCAGGCGGCAGCGGACAAGAGTCGATGACGTCGAGGCCTTGACCACTTGGCCAATGGACACAGCGGGGTCGGTGACGCCGATGAGTGTGTCGCTCAAAATGCCGTTGTTCCCGCCGTTCTCCGAAACTCCCAGCATGCCGCCCTGCGCGAAGCTCGCCGAGGCGCAGATGGCATCGACAATCGCGTCGGTGATGATCGGAAAATTTGGGTCGGCCGTGTCGGTGGCCAGTTTGGCTGCGCCCGCCAGGCCAATGAAGTTTTGGGCGAACAGTAACTGGTTGCTCTTGACCGTGGTTTGGTCGGCCTGCACCGATGCCGGCTGAATGTTTCCGCTGCCGTCCAGATAGAGCAGGTCGTTGATGTTGATGGCCACGCCGCCGTTGTAGTTGCCGTAGCCGATACGACCGACGTTGCCTTCTTGCACTACGCGCTGAATTGACATTGCTGGATTAAGCTTTCATCCCTAGTCGGTCGTGATCTCGTAAGGCGGTGGCCACCGCACGTTGAGGCGTGATTAGTTCGTGCAGGCTACTTCCCGGCTGGCAAATAGCCGCTGCGCAGATAGCCGAGCAACTCGTCGTCGCTGCGGTCGACCATGCGCGGCTTCGCCCTTTCGGGTTCGGTCTTGGAGGCCGCGGTGCCGGGGCGTTGCGTCGCCCTGGGACTAGTCTCGGCCAGCCCGACGGCCCCGGGTTGACTGCGGGCTGCGGTGCGAGCGCGGGGCGCTTCAGCGAGCGTCTCGACCAAGGCCCGCCGGCGCTTCGAAGGCGTGCGGCAAAGAGCGGAAATAGTTGCTCCGCGTACCGGCACGCCGTGAGCGTTCGCCAGGTCAATGCAGGGGATGACGACCGTTTCCAGCAGTTCCGTCAGCAGCTTCGACTTGCTGGGCGTAACGACCTTGGGGGCGGTTTCGGTCACCGGTTTCTTGTCGGTCGGAGTGTCGGATGGCGCGGCCTCGAGAACCTTTTTGTCTTCGGGCTTCGCCTCCGGCTCCGGGTCGGTCTCGTCCAGGTCGCTGCCGACGTCAGCCGGCTCTTCATCGCCACCGCCACGAACGGCGCCGACTTTGTCTTGCAGCTTCAGCAGGGCGACGATCTTGCCGGCCTTGTCCTGGGCCGTTCCATCGCCTGAGACGATGCCCATGATTTCTTTTTGGAAGGCAGCGTCGAAGTGATCGGCGGGGGCCGGGTCGCCGCCCGGAGCGTTTTCCATCGTTGCGGCCGGCGGGGCATCGGCCGGCATCACGCCGGGGTCATCCTCGTGCAGGCTGGCGTCGCCGCCGTTGACTTGCGTTGTGACCTTCTCATCGGGGTTCTTGCCGATTTCCGGGGCTTCCGGGGTTCCAACTTCGCCGGCCATTTGATTTGGTTCCGATTCAAAAAGTGACTGAGTGGTTCCGGGCCGTTCGCCCACGATGTCGACGCTCTTCACGTCGCCGATTTCGGTAATGACGATCCTGCCGTTGATTAGGCTTGGGTCGCCGTGTGCGTTGTGACTTAGCGCCAAAAGCTCCGGAAACTTTTCGGCCAACTCGACAATCTGCGGAGCGTCCGGATGCGAGGTGACGTATTGCAGGTCACCGAACAAACCCGTTTCACCGACGCGGATGTTTACCAGTCGTCCGAATACTTCATCTAACCTGCGGTCGCGCTGGCTTGGTATCCGCTCGCCGCTGGGCAGGTATTTGAATTCCGGATGATCGATGTAGACGCGCACGCCTTCGTAGAGCGGCGCCGCTTCGGCGACGGCAGCGGGGTCGTAAGAGTACGGTTCATCGATCGCAGGTCCGAATTCGTTCGGATCTAGGCCGATGGTGCGACCAGTAGCGCGGCTCTGAAACCCGAGAATCTTGACGCCGTAGATGATGCCCTTGTCGCGGTCCACACGCGCGGCTGAGTTGCCGTCGGCGGACTCAAAGAGCTTTACGGGGCGGGCAGCAACCATGCGGCCACTGTCGTGGCGCGACGGCTTGGTTTAGGATGGCTGCATGACTATCCTGCGCCGATCGCGCGCTATTAAACTAAGCGGCCCGCGACCCGACCTGCGTTGCCAGCACCCACCTCAGATAGCATCGGCACCGTGGATGCGCCGGTGGGCCGCCCGGATAGCGGCTGCCGTACACCAACTGCCCGTGCCCGTCGAGCGGCTCACAATGATCGCACACGTCCTGGTCTTCAGCCGTCTGCCAGATCGGCTCGAGTTGCCGACCCTCCTGATTCACATACCGCCCACTGATGTCGATCGGCCTGCCCGCCGCATCGACCGGCAAACCATATCGTCCGACGTGCGAGTAGTTGCCCTCGGCATCGCGCACCAGCCGCGGTCGAGTATCAGGCACGAGGCTTTGATGAAACCAGAGCACCGCCACATGCTCACCCGCTGACGCGGCCCTGGTCGTTTCGGTGATGGCGATGTTCTCCAGCCGGCTGTCGGCCATGAATACCGTCGCCAGTCCCTCACGTACGGCCTGGGAATCGCCCGCGGCCTCTCGCACCGCGTCATCCGCCAGCTCACGCGACGTGGCCACCACCTCGTGGGCCAGCGTCTGAGCGAACGGCACGGCCCATTGTTGGGCAGCCTGATCGAAAGCGCCAGCCGTGATGACCACCCCGTGGCCAATCAGCAGCACGGCGCCGGCCTCTCGAAAGATGTCGGCCAGCTCGCCCGCCATCGTGTGGGCCAGGTCAGACTCGAACTGATCGTAAAGGATCGCCTCGGGAGAAGACAAAGCCCGGCGGTACTGAGCCTCGAAGATCGGCTCTAGCTCGGCGACGATTTGCTGCTCAATGGCATCGCGGTTTTGAAGTTCTGGCATTCGCCCAGAATTGGCGGCGCGGGGCTTGGTGACTTACGTCTAGCGCTCGATTCAAGGCCATTCAAGAAAAAACGGCACTCTCCACCGCCGGCAACTGTAAATCATCTGCTCAAGCTCATTCTCATCGTGGGCGCGCGACAATGCTTCCCATCGTCCGAACTTGAGCACCTTGGCGACAATGCTTGGAATCAACACAGTGTCTCGACCTCCACACCCGCCTTGGCCATCGCCTCTTTCGCCTGCCAGACCGCCCGCCAAACGCTGACGGCACGTAGAGAATCATCATGCTCGCCAGTAATCCAGGTCATCGCCTCGTGCAGGTGACGCCACACTTCGGGCTCGCCACAGAACGGAATAGGGCGATACGGCACGCGTTCACTGTCCCATACGCCAGCAAACCAAAGCAGGCGGGCGCAGCCCGAATATGCCTGTTCGATTAGGGCGGTGAATTTTCGCAAATCCTCGAAGCCGCAGAGATGACGCATGCGGTCTTCCGTATGAAACGAAAGATTGGCGCATCCGTCCCACTTCACGTCGCCGCTCGCGAGTTTAGAGGCTGTCTCAAGATCTGTGGTGGGCTGGCAGTCGTCACTATTGAACAACACCACGCCGTTTTCATCGCGCCCAAACCATTCCCGTGCATCGAATTCGGCAACGTGCGTGTTGACCATCCGGTAACGGACAGAGGCGTCTATCTCGTCGTAATGGACGAGCCGCCATGCCGTCGGATATTCATCGAAATAGTGAACCGGTAGATCGGCGTCGCGTGCGCGACGCTCCCTGCACATTTCCGCTTCTTCCACGGGCACCATCAGGCCGCTGTCGCGTTCGGTGAATTTCATGGAGCACCCTCCTGATTCCAGTCGTCGTCCGGTTCATAGGGATGCGCAGTAATGCCCCAGTCCTGCATATCCGGGCGCCACCAAGCATCCGTTTCGGCGACCATCCACAAGTCGCACCCTTCGTCATGTTCGGAATCATCGAAGGGTAGGCATGACCGAACGTAAAATAGGTCGCCCTTCTTTAAATCGCGCATTCGCACGCGAACTGCCGTCTCACCATCCTGCCGCCAGATTTCTCGCAGTGATTGGCCGGTAGTGTGGTTCTTGGCCGGAAAGCGGAACTCCGGGCTGTCGATGATCGTTGGCAGTGCAAGGCGTTTCATAGGTTAAACCTTGCAGGCTGGAGCCTGCCGCTCGCGAAGCATTTCCGTCATCACCGCGTTCTCTAACAGCTCCGCATTCTGCCGGGCCAAATGAACACAGGCGATGGTTAGCGCTTTCTCCAGAGTCCAGTGCCCGGCTCGCCACGCTTGTAGGCAATGGTCCAAGGTGGCATTATGTCGGGCCGCTTCAAACAGATCGTTCGGCGTCGGTGAGACCCGCGTAAATGCATTCATTTCTTCACGCTCGCGCCGCCAGCGTTCGGTTTCTCGGGCGCACTCATCTAAGTGCTCTTGGCCACTCTGTGCGCCGCATTGTCCGCAAACTGACATAGGCATCATCTTTTGCGAAAGTTACCCGAGCAGCGACGGCCTGTCGCGCCAGGATTCTTGCTTGGGTTCGTCAAACACCGGCGGGTTGTACGGCTCGATTGTCTTGGCTTCAAATACGCCGTCAGTCGGTGGAGGGTTGCCGACTAGATCGTCAGTGATGATAGCCCTCACTGGGTAAAACTCGAATCCATCGCGCGGTGGACCGCATGGACGCGGAAACTGTACGTGCTCGATCGTTTCGAGAACCCCCGGAAGCACCGATTCGATCTCGACCACCGTACCGGCCTGAGTGTGCCGAACATTGCGACAACGTCCAACGACTAAATTTGAGCCGGGCGCCGAGTAGATGGGCTTGCCTTCAAACTTCTCCAAGGGAAGTTTCTCGCAAGAAATCACTGCTTCGTAGACGATGCGACCTGTTCGCGATTCCGGCTCTTTGGTGGTGCCGCGAACTGGTTTACCATGAACTCCAGGCGTCACTTCAAGGCCGCCGGATCGGAACGATTTAATGCGATCAGGATGGGCAAGTCTAATCGGCTCGGTCATATGCGTGCGCAGCGCCGCTTCCGTTAGGCCTTCTTGGTCGTCGGCCACATACGCCATGCCGTCGTCGCGCAGACAGGCCCACTGGCCGGCGTCGATTTGCTCGCCGGCGCGAAAGTAGGTCACGCCCGATGGAACCTCTTGCAGATGACCGACAGGCAGTGCCTTCGTGATGATGTCGAGGATGTGACTCTCGTATTTTTCTGCCCAGCGCCGGCCGATTTCCTCATAGGATGCGAATTCTCGTTTAAGCCGCGCATCGTGCTCTTTCTGGCTTTCAAAGAACGATGGCATTTGGCAGGTAACTGTTGGCGACTCACTGCGCTCATAATTCTCCCGCAGCATGGCGCATCGCTCAATAAGCGATTCACCGGGCTTGCAGCCGGCGGCAATGCGGGCCTCGTGAATGACTTCTCCGGCCGTCATGTTGGAATGATCGCTCATCAGCTTATCCCCTGCGCCAACTCTGCTGGAATCTTGCCGCCATACTCGACCAATTCATGCGGCGGGTCTGGCTCAAGAATGCCCCGGGACGCTCGCCACGCGATCAGGCCGCGCAGATCGGTCGTCAAATCGGACCTACGAGACACCAGGCAATCCCCGTTCGGAAACTGCATCAAGGCGACGTATCGGTCGCATTCGTCGATTGAGCCGCGAATTTTAACCGACATGAGCGGCTGAAAATCGTCACCGATGACGTTGAGGTTAATGCTCATGCGACGGTTCTGTAGAGTTTCCTCGCCGTCGCTCCTGGCGGTGCGGCAGGCATCCTGCACCGGCAGTTCGGATGCTCCGGTGGCGGATGTGACACATAGGTCACGGTATACCAATATCCAGAAGGGACAACACGACGAGATGGCGAGCCGCCGCGAAAGAGAGCCGCCAACGGCAACGCGACAAGTGCCCGCAAGATAGTTCGTCGCGAGATCATGTCGGTAAGTATCGCGCGAACGACGGTCGAGTGCAACGGGCTAGTAGCGGAACACTCCGGTCGCAAACCACACTTCCTGCCCGCCAAACCAGCGGCTTCTACCGCGCCGCATGTCATAACCGAACTCGTCGCATGGCGAGCTTGCCCCGCGCCAGTGACCCGGACTCGTTCGCCAGGCGGCGACGCAATCTATGGCGCCGTCCACGACGTTTGTGTTCCACGGCCAACTTTCAGCGGCGATTTCAGCGGCGTTTCCCAGGTAGCCGATCGGCGTGTGGTGGCCCTGCTGCTCTCGTTCGCATTGCCGGCGGTTATTCTCGGACGCGTGCGCGAACAGGCGTGGCGACGGGCGGCCGTAGACGCTTTGTGGGCGCTCAGGGTGCGTCCTCAAGGCCCAGATCAACGAGCGCTGGGTAAGCGTGCCGCGAGGCAGACGCATCAAGGCCTCGATGCCTCCCGGCGTGCAGTATCGCCGCGGCAAGACACTGATCGCGTGGCCGCTGGTGGTATCGATGACGACGATGCCCGCGCCGCCCAGCAACCTGAAACCGGGTTGTTCGATCAGCCTGACACGATCGGTGCCAGCGCGATACACGTGCAAAGATGGCACGCGGCATAAGACATGGTCGGCGTAATCGCGCGGCCAATGCCATCCATCGAGACCGACGGCCACGGCCACCAAGCGATGACTGCTTCTGCCGGCGGCGAACGCCTGCGCATAATCGACGGAAACGAGCGGGGCGGGATCGGCGGCTTGGGAAACAGCCACACACAACAGGGCCGCAAGGGCAATCGATAGAGCTTTCATGCCCGGCACATTGCCGATGGCATGGCTTGGCCGTTACGCAGCAGTGCGCGTTACGGGTATTCCGTCTCCCAAAGCTCAGCGGCCCGGCGGGCGAGACGCCCAGCGGCGGTTATCGGCGGTGCCGACTCGTGCAACGCCAGCGGCTTCGAGGTATCTCCCCCAGCCAACCACTCCTTGAACTGCCCGAGCGTCATGGCCGCGATCGGTCCGACCTTCCAGCCGTCTGGATAAGCCGATTTGTACGCCTCGAGCGCATCGGTCTCGTTCAGATATCCGATGAGGCATTTGTGCTCGTCGAACGATCCATCGGCCCGCACCTGGTCGACCACGAACACGAGCTGACTTTCCGGATCGGGACCGATGAAAACGTCGACAGCGTCGCCGTCGGCGCCCGACTCCGTGCGACGGAAATAGCCATAGTGGGCAGGCATCCTGATCGACCAATCGTCACCCTTTCTGCGCGTGGCTCCTTTGGGCGATTCGATCGTCACAGGCAGTCCGTACCAGGAGAAGCGGCCCATGCGGTAATTGCCGGATTCTTTCTGAGCATCCGTAGGATTTCGCTCGGTGGCATCTGCAGCAGCCTTGATCGCCGCGCGAATATCTGGGGCGGTTTCGTGCAACTTCCGCCGCTCGCGAACCAGCCCGGCCGCCTGGCCATAGCCGTTGATGTCGACCATCGCTGACGGCTGAACGGCGCTGGCGGTTTCGGTTGGATTGGCTTCAGGCTTATCGTCGGGCTGGGGCTGCCGGGCCGGTACTTTGTCACCGGTTCCGGCACGTTCACCATTCTTCGGCTCTGCCAGTGATGTCACAGCGCCGCTCGAATCCATTTGATCCGCTTTGGCTGTGATCTCGGAAGGCTTCGGCTTCGCCCCAGCCGCCACCTCTTCGTCATAGTCATACCCCTCTTCGGCGGCCCGCTTCTTGCGCGAGATAACGCCATCGTCATCCAGCACCTTCAGTCGATCCGTTTCGCTCTTGCGGTCGCGCGTCTCGATCGTCGGGAAGCTGACGTGCAGCTTGAGCATCTTGCGAATGGCCCAGTAAGACCCGGCCTCACCAAAGCGGTCGAACCGGCCGTAGCGGGCCGCATTGCCGATCACCAGCCACATCAGGTCGTGCCAGTAGGATCCATAGCCGAACTGTAGGGCCTGGATGTTTTTGACGAAGGGCGCCTCCGACACGAGCGTGCTGCTGTAGTTGGCGTTGCTGCTATCGCCGGAGATCATAAATTCCGGCATCGCCCACTGCGTCGCTACCCAGCGGAGCATGGCCTGCGCTACATCGACGAAGGCCGGGCCGCGCTCATGGCCAGGCGGCGGGTCCACCCAGTCCATGCCAAACGGCATGTCGAGCAATGAGGCGCCCGGGTAGCCGTAGTTGTTAAACGTCCGGCTGCCGCCGCCCGGCATGTACGCGGTGTTCGTGTAATCGGTTTTGCTGGCCCGGAACGCTGCCACATCGTCCCTGGTGACGCCCTCCATGTGCTTGCGAATACCGGCGATAGCAGCCTGGAAGCTCGCCCCGTCGGCTGTCTTGGTCAGCAGGTTGTCGGACTTCTGCAGGTACTTCAGGGCCCCATAAAAATCGCTGATGCCCCGCTTGATGTTCGTGTCGGAGAGCTTGAAATGCTGAAGCGACGCGGCCGGCAAAAAGTCGCTTTCTCCCAGATCGTCGAACCACGCACTGGCCCCGTAAACGGTCGTCACGTCGTGCGCCGCCGTCAGCATTCCGAAGGTGCAATCGATCCGGGACTGCCCCACGTCGACGCCGTAATCGGCCAATGCCTCGGCCGTCCAGTCGCTTGCACCTTGTTCGGTGATTTGCTCCGGCTCGATGATCCGCAGATCGGTGCGCCCCACATGGTCGCAGTGAGTCTGCAGGAAATACTCACCATCGCGGCGGGTTCGCATCAGGAGCTCGCCCTCTTTTCCCATCGCCCCGCACCACTTCGTGCGCTCCAGGAACTCGTCCAAGACTTCCTGTACGGCGGCCATCAGCCCGTCCACCGGCTTGTCGCCAACCCGCTTGGGCGCGAAAGCGTACTGAAACCCGCGGCCGCCCACGGTGTAGTTCACCAGGTTTCGCAACACCCCCTGGGCCGGGCAGTTGACCTGGCAGACAATTCTGGCGATGCCGCGGATAAAGCCCAGATCGATTTCAGTGATGACAAACGGCCGGTCGCGCCCCTTGGCCCGGTCGACGCGGGTCGACAGCGGATTGAGGTACGGCTGCATCCCGTAGCCCAACGGCTGCCCCCACGTGCTGGCCTCGCCGCCGGGGCCGAACGTATCGAGCCATCCGTACGCGCCGTAGCTTTCCAGCAGGTCGCGGTCTTGGCGGGCGCGCTCGTAATCAACGCCGTCTTCCGGCAATGGGTGCGGTGTATCGTTCAGCGCGTAGGCCAGCTGTTCGTGGCGGCGCGTGATGGCTTGCGTGCGGGCTTCGGTCTCTAATAACTGCCGCTCGCGTTGGTCAATGGCCCGCTGCTCGAGCTCCAATTCCAGCACGCGGCGACGCTCCTGCAACACCTCGAGCTGTGAGGCGGGCGAATCGAGAAGAATGACGCGGGAGCTGGGCGGCTGGCTGCGCTTGGGCATGCCGCCAGATTGCGGCCGGTCAGGCTTGGCCGAGTGCTACCAAACCGTAAGGGCTACTTCCTCTTGAACAGCGGGTGCGTCTCTCTCATGTGCTTGAATTCCTCGCGGAGCTTCTCGTCTTTTTTCGCGTCCGCTTCGCTATTCGCGTGGAATCTCTTGCCGCTGTCCTTGCTGGTCACGGTGACTCCGGATTTCGTCTTGCGCTCTTCGTAGGGCATGGTCCTACAATCAGCCGCCGCTGGCTTGACGGTTCATCCAGTCTCTCGTGTGGTTCCGTCCGGCCCGCAAAGCTTTTTAAACGGCATTCCGCCATTGAGAAGCAGAAGCTGATCGTACAGGATGACGCGCGCCCGCATCAGGCAGGCGTGCTGCGCTGCATGGGCCGTCTCGTAGACATCGCCTGACGCGTGCAACTGACCAGGCCACCACCACTCGCCGGCCTCGATGCGGGGCGTGATCGAGGCGACATCCGATTCGGTAGACATCTGCGCGTAGATGCCGTAGCCGAACCCGCGGCCATCGAAACCGCGAACGATCAGGAATAGCGCCCCGGTGTGAATCCACCAATGTGGAATTGGCGGAAGCCCGGCTTCGCTGCTTCGATTCATTGAGGCGAAATTCCAGTCAACGTCCGACAGGACGATACCGGTTGCGGCATCACTGGCCTTCGTTCGCCGCGGCCAGATCGCTGCCAGGGGCGCGGCGAGAGTGGCGAGATACCTCAGCAGAGAACGGCGGTTCATGTATTTTCCTTTCATGCTACTAGCTTTTCAACGAACGGAACACGCTCCGGCCTCAATACGCCCGTATTCTAGCGACAGATCAGGGTATGGCGAGTCCATGACCGGTCCGCCCGACTCCCGCGCGAGCAACCGCCCCTTCAAAATCTGATACTCGTGCGCGTCGGCCATCGGCTCCACGCCTTCGCCCAGGCAGACGCGACAAATCCACTTCCGATGCACGACGTTTTCCACCAGCTCAATGTTGTGACTGTAGACGCGCTCGCACCGGCCAGGCGGGCAATCGAGTTCATCAAGCGACTTGCGGCATAGAACGCAACGGCGCGTGCCGTGGTCGACCTGATGCTCCACAGAGTCTTCGTGACACGGTACGTGATTACTGCTGATTGCGATCATACGGAACGAAATCTCCTTTCTCCGGGTGCAAGGTAGGCATTGCCATTGGCGCCGACCACCGGCTGGCGCGCCGGTTCGGATTCGTGGCCGATCGGGTTTAGATGCAGGTCTCCGGCAATCGCCAGGGCGGCCGGAAGCGTCATCGCCAGGGCTATGGCCCGATCGCAGTGGCCGCTTTGCTTGTCCTCTGGGGCCTTGATGGCGAAATGATGCTGTTTTTCCTCGATCGATAGCTTCAGCAAATCGTCCCGGAGTTCTTTGTGGGCGAATAGCTCGATGCGGTGGTTGTTAATCGCGTCGACGATAGCCGACGCCATATCCTGGTTGTCTCTGGCGCCGTGAATTTCTTTGATGCGCATCGCCAGCGACGGGTTGGCGGCCACATCCTTCGCCAGCAATTGCAGGCTTAACTGCGCCTGCCAGGGATCGACGCAAAGCTGATGTAGGCGGAACTTCCGTCGGGCCTCGACCACCGCACGATGCACTACGGTCAGGTCGATCTTCCTGCCGGGGAAATCGGACGGCTTCCAGCTTTGAATGCTCGCCAGGCGGACTTTGCCGGTACGCGCGTGGACGCCCACCACAGCCAAGGCCGCGTGATGGCCGCTATACGCCAAGTCCAACCCGGCGATGAACGGCTCATACTGAGGGTCGTATCCAGTCATCGGCGCCAGCGACGTTGTGCAGGCGTCAATGTCCGCGGCCGACAAGGTTTCCGATCCTTGCTCAACCCATTGGTTCAGCCAGACACGCTGAAACTCCGTGCCGAACACGACCTGCTCGCGCTGGCTCTCAATTTCTTCCTTGCTGATCCAGGAAGCCACCGGCCCAGGCAAACTACGAAAGTGCCACTTTTCTGGATGGGTGCGGGCATACTCCATGACCTTCCACTGCCAGCTTACACCCCGGCCAAAGCCAGCATTGGCAATCACGACGACCATGCAGTTGGTCTTTTTGCCGGCCGACGTGATGAGCATGTCCCACAGCTTGGGGTTCTTCCAAACCGTCAGCTCGTCGCCGATGACAAAATCAGGATTTGACCCCTGGTTTGTAGCCTCGTCGCCCGTCAGGATCTTGAGCAGGCTGCCAGTGCGGCGGTTCTTTACGTCGCGGTTATAAACCGAAATGGTATCGCTCAGCCACGGGTTGCGGCGGACCATCCGGTCCATCGCTTCCGCGATTTGCTGGGCCTGCTTGAGGGTGCTGGCAACCGCGATCGCTTCCAGGGGGCGCGGGCAGACGTGCATCGCCCAGCCGGCCATGTGGGCCTCGCCGGTCGTCTTATCGTGCCCCTTTGGGCGCTCGAAATAATAGCGGAGCTTGGCGTCGCCATGACCGGTGACCATCCGCAGCCAGCCCTGGTCGGCGGCTTCGTAGTCTTCCCGCTGCCAGGGATCGAGACAGGACTCCAAGGGCTTTGATGACCCCGATGCGTCAATCAACAGGCGACGGCGGAAGTCCTGGGGGTTGAGCATCCGGTGGGGTATCTCCGCCGCCAGGCTCTCCAACGCTTCGACCGATTGCGTCGATAACCAGCCCTCGGCTAGCAGCTTCTCCCCGTAAGCGATCGACTGCAAGAGCTGCTCGTTCGTTAGGAGGCAAGACGAGGGTGTGCTCATGCTGATGTGTGGTCGGATTATCGCGCTCTTCCTGGGCGAGGTTCAGCTTGTCGGCTGCCACGATGGTTCGGGCGGCGGCGACCACCTCGCGCTTGGTCGATTTGGAGTCGGCCACGATGCTTAGGAGCCTGCCCACAATGGCCTTGCGGGTATTAACCGGCATGGGCCACCGCTCCCGGATGGCGCGCTCTTCCATCCGGCGTTCCACGAGAGGGTGAAGCCCCCCAGTTCCCCCGGCCCGGTCGCTCTGGTGGCCGTCTTGTTCCATGCCCGGCATATTCCCCGCCGCAAGGCTTGGCGCGGACCCTCCAAGCCTGCCAGGGGGTTGAATCGACCGCTCAGCCCCCGACTGGCAAAAGGTTCAACGGCTGCGATACCGACCGCCCAGGCTACAAAGGCGCAGCGCTCAAATTGCCCATGACCCGCGCGGTGTAGCGACGCCCCTGACGCGCGGCGAGGATGACGTGCCGAGATCGAAAGACGGTGCGCCTAGGGGGCGGTGCGCGGCTGCCTACCGGCGATCACCAGCGCGAAACCGCTCTGAGTACTCGCGCGCACCATTCGTGGCAATCTCAAACGCTCGAAACGCCATCTCTTCAGCGGCTTCGAGGGGAATTCCCCCAAGCTCCATGTATCCCTGGGGCACTGGGTGCTGGATGCGATAAAGTCGATGGCTCTCCCGACCGTCAAGCAGCGCCAATGCCGAGCACGCCTCTGCGCTTATCCTTCCCCCAGGCTCACAAGTGATCGGGTCGATAGTTATCCGTGCGAACGTTCTCCCTGGGTTGATGCACACGATCGGCTGCCGATGCAGTTCGCACCAGAACGAGTAGCACCAATTCGCGGGACGGTCGGATCGTCCTCTTCGCCAGATGAACCCAACCTTTTTGGCGCGCTCGTACCGCTATGGCCACCTTTCGCCCCCAAATAGTGACCGTCGATCGCCCCGAGGCAGCGCTTTCGATTTGATCTTCAGACTCGTGAAACATGGATTCTCCGCGCCTCAGTCCCTCCACAGAGAGGGCGGCATCTCTTCCGAAAATCCTTCGCCGTCCTCGATCGTCGCCGTATGAAGGCAGTGCAGGTAGGTGATGCCCTTGTGAAACCCAAACCTAACAGCGAATAGATGTCCTTCTTCGCATGCCATGCACACGGACACATTGCTACCTCTTTGGTGTGCAGGCGGGTTCTCTTCGCGGAGCGTGTCGTTTCGCCCATCGACGACCGTCACCCACTTCCCCTGGTCGATGATCACCTTCGACAGATAGGCGTAATCAAATCCGCAGACTGGGCACAGAACGGCGCCTTCTTCATTGACCTTCACGCCTTGGTATGAAACCGGCTCGGGAAGAACTTTCATCGCTACTCCTTCTTCGCCGCGATCCACACCGGGTTCCCGACGCGTCGCCCGGCCCCTGCCGCCTTGAGCTTCTTCACGTCCGCTCTCGTGAGCACCCAAACGCTCAGCACCTTCCTGCCGATGCCCAGGCGCTCGCAATAGCGGCGCAGGGTTCTCGATGGCACTTCCAGTTGACGTGCCGCTTCGCTGATGCTGATCTCTTCCTTGGGCATCCCAGGATAGTAGCCGACGCGGTCAATTGGTCAATCACCTATGATCGGATCGTAAACGTCCCCTTCTCAGCCCGCGCGAACCGCGACTCCTTGCCCTTTTTTTCGATCTCTCGCAGGATGGCCGAATAGAGCGTGGCGTGCGGTGTCTTCCCCCCAGGGCTGGTCCAGTAGCCTTTCTCAGCCATCGCCGTGATCATATCCTTCGTCCCCATCGGTGCCCCAGCCTCCTTCAGCACCTTCGCCGCGGCGTCGATGGCGCTGAGCTTGCCATTCTTCTCGGCCTTCTTGGCCTTGCCGGTCTTCTTGTCAGCGGCCGTCGCCTTATCGCCAGGCTCAAAGCACTTCGCGCAGAAGCGCTTGCCATCTTCTTCCTTCCATTCGTGGTCGCCGCCCTTGGGGCACACGGCGTCCTTGGGTGATGAATTGGCCACAACTTTGCTTTCGCTCTTACTCGCGTTCGTTGCGGCCCTGGTGGCCCGTGCCGTAGCCTTCTGGGACGCACGATTCTTGGCCGCAGACTTTTTCCGCATCTCGATCTCCTTAGCTTCGGTTTCCTCGGGCGATCCGGTCGCCCACCCGTCGGCGCAACATGCGCCCCCCGTGATCTCCCTTACGTACCCCGCCACAATCGCCTCGGCATCCTCGCCTAACGCTTGGCAAACATCGTCGAGCGTTAATAGCTCGCCCCGCGCGATGTATTCGGCGATCGTCCGCGCGTTGCCCTCAGACAGAATGCGATGCCTGTTGATCTGCTCGACGCGTTCGTTCATTCTCGCGTCGGCTTCTGCCTTCAGGCGGTTGGCCCGCAACACCATCTGGTCGGTCACCTCGTCGGGCGAGAGGCCGACCGTCGAAAGCACATCCGCGTTCTTGGCCACGTACTCAATCGTGTAGCCCGTTGTTTCCGCCGCATCGAGAAGGAGCGGCGCAAGGTCGTGAATGGTTGCAGCGCTCATTCGTAATACACCCCTCCCATCGCCCCGCGAACGCGTATTAATCCCAGGCTGGTAAGTGCTTCGTGGCGGCCCTTGCGGTCCCGCTCGCGCCGTTCTCGCAGTCGCGATACCCGACGGTCGAATGCCGCGTGATTGGCGCACTTCGCGCAAATATTCTCCCCGTCCTTGGTATCGATCTCCGCCATGCGCTTGGCACAAAATTTCATTTCCGGCTCCTTGTGATGATCAGGTCTCTTGCCTCGGCGATCGAAAGCAGGCAAATGCCACCGATCGTTCGCCGGATGTACAACTCGCCCCGGCACTTCTTGATGATCGTTCCGCCCATCGCGTCGCCAAACGGGGTCCGCCAGGACGCGCCGTCGCCTTTGCGGGCTTTTTCTGCTGCTACAATCACGCGGCCGCCTCCATCGGCATGGTCCCGATCTCCTTTTTGCTTTGGTAAATCCTCCCCGCACGATGGACATGTTATAGCTTTCCTGCCAGCATGCAAGGTAAAAATGCATACCGCAAGCCTTTGGGACATATAGAGATGTGACCTGACTTTTTTGCCAGAGTCGAGGTGCCGCCAGAATGCGGCAGATTCATGCCTTAGCCGGCCTTTTTGCCGGGCGATTTCCCCTTCGGGCGCCCGCGGCCCCCGGCCTTGCCGGCCTTGCGGGCGATCTCGCTCCGTTTCGCCTTGGGGAGTTTTGCCCGGCCCTCGTGGAGCCTAGCGCCTTCGGCCTTGCGTTCTTCGATGCTGGCCTCGTCCCATCTCTTTCGCGCCGCTTGCTGCGCCAATATTCGACGGGCTTCGGCGAGTTGGTCGGGCGTAAGGGGCTTACGGGGCATCGGCACAGCTTACGTGCTTGCATTCGCCGTGTCAAATGCGCTCGAGCAGGGCCTTGCCGCCCGTGAACTTCTCCCACCGCTGGACAATGACGTCCACATAGCGGGGGTCCAGCTCGCAGGCGAAAACCCGCCGGCCTAGCTGCTCGCCCGCGATGATCGTCGTCCCCGACCCGACGAACGGATCGTAGACGGCGTCGTTCTTGTCGCCGTGATTGCGGATGGGACGGGCCATGCATTCCAATGGTTTTTGTGTTCCGTGTTCGGTGCTATCGTCCTTGTCGAGCCGGCTGCTGGTGTCCTAGATGTTTGGT